CTCCGCTGCCTGGAGTCCGTGACCCTCCACGTCGGCGGCCGGATTGAGATCCAGACCGCCATCCCGCTCGGGCCGGTGGCGGCGCCCGCGCCCGTAGGCGATCTGTCCCACGCGATACCGCGTCCGGGACAGTTCGCCCATGACGCCGTGCGGCGGGTGGTCGTGGTGCCGGGGCCGGATCGGTGAGCCAGACGACGGGCCCCTGGCGCTCCGGCCTCAGGAGCGGGCCAACGCGGCCCGCGGAATCCCCAGGAGGTTAGGTGCCCCAACGGCCATCGCCAAGCCGCAGCAGAACGCCGTCTCCACTCGTGAGCCGGGCGCAGCTCGTGGCCTACCTTGGCGTCAACCTCCGCACGGTGCTCCGCTGGGAGGAGCACGAGGGACTGCCGGTGGCCGTGCCGGGCGGCCCGGGTCGGCCGACGCAGTACGAGATGCCGGCGGTGCTCCGCTGGTACGTCCAGCGGGCGAAGGCGGGCGCCGCGGCGCCGGCTCCGGGAGGCGTGGGTGCGGTGGCCGACCTCGACACCGAGCGCGCCCGGCTGGCGGCGATCCAGCGTCGTCGGACGGAGCTGGACGTCCAGCAGCGGGAGGGCGACCTGGTGCCGCGGGCCGAGATCGCGGCGGCCTGGGCGGAGATCCTCGGGGCGGTGCGGGCCGGGCTGCTCGCGCTGCCGGCCGCCCTCGCGGAGCCGGCGACGCTGGCGGCGCGCGAGGGCCCACGGGCGGTCGAGGCGCTCCTGCGGGACCGGGTGACGGCGGCGCTCAAGGAGGCGGCGGCGTGGCGGCCGCCGGGGTCCGAGCAGCCGGCGGAGCAGACCGGAGCGACCGCATGAGCGCGCCGGCCACGCTCTACGATGTCCTGTCGGTCCTCGAGCCGCCGCCGGCACTGACCGTCTCGCAGTGGGCGGACGCCCACCGGCGGCTGCCGATCGGGGCCAGCGCCGAGCCCGGGCCGTGGCGAACGGCGCGAGAGCCGTTCCAGCGCGGGATCATGGATGCCGCCCACGAGGGGGCGGACACGATCGTGTTGATGAAGAGCGCCCAGGTCGGGGCCACGGAATGCCTCTTGAACCTGATCGGCTACTTCCTGGCCCACGATCCCGCGCCGATCCTGCTGATCGAGCCGACCGAAGGGCTCGTGAAGCGGATCGCCAAACGGCGGCTCTGGCCAATGCTGAGCGCGACGCCAGCGATCACCGTCCGCATCGCGCCCCGGCAGGGCCGCCGCGCGAGCAGCGCGCTCCTCCAGGTGCTCTTCCCGGGCGGATCGCTGACGCTGGTCGGCGCGAACAGCGCCACGCCGCTCGCCTCCGACCCGATCCGGATCGTGCTGGCGGACGAGATCGACAAGTATCCCGCGACCCTCGGGGACGAGGGGGATCCGCTGGCGCTCGGGCTGGCCCGGACGAAGCGGTTCTGGAATCGCCTCCACGTCCTGACCTCGACCCCGACCCGCATGGGGGCGTCGCGGATCGAGCGCGAGTACCTCGCGAGCGACCAGCGCCGCTACTTCGTCCCGTGCCCCCGCTGTGGCGAGCCCTTCGTCCTCGCCTGGCGGCACGTGCACTGGACGGGCGGGCGCACCGGTGACCCCGCGACCGCGCACTGGATCTGCCCCGCGTGCGGCGGTCGCATCGAGGATGCGGAGCGGCCCGGCATGATCGCCCGCGGGGCGTGGCGCGCGACCGCGCCGTTCCGCGGCGTGATCGGCTTCCACGTCTGGGAGGCCTACAGCTCGACGGCCACGCTCCGGCGCATCGTGGACGGCTTTCTCCGGGCGCACCGGGGCGGCGTGGCGGCGCTCCGGGAGTGGCAGAACCAGACGCTCGGGGAGCCGTGGGAGGAAGACGCGGAGCGCGCGGATCCCCTCGCGCTCCTGAGCCGCCGGGAGCCCTACACGGCCGAGACGCTGCCGCCGCAGGTGATTCTGGCGGTCGCCGGCGTGGATACTCAGGACGACCGTCTCGAGATGACGAGCCTCGCCGTGGGCGTGGGGCAGGAGACCTGGATCGCCGAGCATCGCATCTTTCGAGGTGACCCGGCCCGGCCCGAGGTGTGGCGGGAGCTGGACGACCACCTCCGGCTCCCGCTCCGCGATACGGACGGGCGTCATCGGCATCTGGTGGCCGTCGCGATCGACAGCGCGGGCCACAAGACGGACTTCGTCTACGCCTTCGCGGCGCCGCGGGGGGCGCTCACCTACGAGTGCCCGAGCTGCGGCGTCTGCCGGACGCGCGTGCTCGCCACCATCGGCCGCGCCGGCTGGGACCGGCGGATCATCGACCCTGACCCCTCGAAGCTCGAGATCGACCGCGCGGGCCGGACGGTCCTGCTCTACACGGTCGGGGTGGACCAGGCGAAGGCCATGTGGGTGGCGAACCTGTCGATCCGGGAGCGCGGGCCCGGCTACGTCCACCTGCCCACCAGTGTCGACGAGGAGTACGTGGATCAGCTGACGGGCGAGGAGCTCGCCACGCGGTTCGAGCGCGGGCTCGCGCGCCGGGAGTGGCGAGCGCGCCGGCCGCGCGTCGAGGCGCTCGACTGTGCCGTGCTGGCGCTGGCCGCGCTCCGGCTGCTCGACCCGCGCCTCGAGGCGCTCGCCGAGCGGCTGCGCCAGCCGCCACCCGCCCCGATGTCCGCGCCGGCCGCGGCCTCGGCGGTCGCCGCGCCGCATCCGGTCGCGCCGCGCCGCCGCTTCGTTCCGAGCCCCTATCTCGGAGGCGTCCGATGATGGCGACGGCGCCCTCTCGCCGGGCGCGCCGCACGGTCGCGGAGGCGGCGACGCTCCTCCGGGTCTCCCGCAAGACGATCCGTAACCTGCTCTGTGAGGCTCGCCACGAGTTCGACCCGCCCACCTACGGGCGCATGGGCGGGCACCCGCGGAAGCTGCGCCTCCTGACGGACCGAGACATCGAAACCCTCGATCGCCTCCTGTCGGCGCATCTCTCCCGCACGGTGTCAAGACCCGCGTAGCGTCCCCCTCACCTGTCCCTCTCACCCGTCCCTCCGCCGTGAGGGTGCCGTGGGATGGGGCTACGATCGGCAGTGCCATGGCATGGACCGCCGACGACCGCGACCGGCTGAAGGCCGCGATCGCGCGCGGGGAGAGCCGCGTCAGCTTCGCGGACCGGTCCGTGGAGTACCGGTCGATCGCGGAGATGCGCGAGGCGCTGGCGCTGATCGAGGCCGAGCTGGCGACGGCAGCGGACCCGCCGCGCCCGCGCCAGTGGCTCCTCTACGGGTCGAAGGGCACGTGATGGGCACCCTCGCCGTCCGGCCGCGTGTGCGCCTGGGTCCGGGCGGGCTCCGGCTGGTGGGTCCGACTCCCGCGCGGGTCCGCAACAGCTTCGAGTCCGCGACGATGACCCGGCGGGCCACCGGCTGGTATGCGCCGACCGTCGGGCCGAACGCGGCGACCCTCCCGAACCTCGCCACGCTCCGGGCGCGCTCGCGCCAGGCCTACCGGAACGATCCGTATGGCGGCGGCGCGATCGACATCCGCGTCGAGCAGCTCGTCGGCTGCGGGATCAGCCCGAAGAGCCTCGCGCCGGACGAAGCCTTCCGCGAGCAGGTGCAGACGCTGTGGACTCGCTGGACCGAGGTGTGCGATGCGGACGGGCGGCTCGACTTCGCGGGGCTGCTGGCCCAGGTCACGCGGGAGTGGGAGGAAGCCGGTGAGGTCTTCACGCGCCTCCGGGCGCGGCTCCCCGAGGATGGGCTGCCGGTGCCGCTCCAGCTGCAGCTTCTCGAGGCGGAGTTCTGCCCGCTGGACTACACGGGCGTCCGGGGGCCGAATCGCGTGCGCGCGGGCATCGAGATCTCGCCGATCGGGAAGCGGCTCGCGTACTGGTTCTATCCCGAGCACCCGGACGACGCCGACGTGACGAGCGCGGCCGCCGGTCCGCTCGTCCGGCTTCCCGCCGACGCCGTGCTGCACGTGTATCTGCCGCTCCGGGCGGGCCAGCTCCGGGGCCTGCCGCGGCTGTTCCGAGCGCTCCTGACCATGCGCGACCTGGACGTGGGCGACGACGCGACGCTCCTCCGGTGGCAGCTCGGGAACATGTTCATGGGCTGGATCCAGCGGGCGCCGAGCGCGGTCGGCGAGACCGTCGATCCGTTCTCCGGGCAGCCGATCACGCGCGATGCCGAGGACCGGCCGATCGTGCCGATGCAGCCGGGCGCGATGGGGGAGCTCCTGCCGGGCGAGGAGCTCCACTTCAACGAGCCGCCCGAGGCCGGGAACACCTATGAGGCGTTCATGCGGCAGCAGCTCCGGAAGATCGCCGTGGCCGCGCGCGTGCCCTACCACGCGCTCACCGGCGACATGGCGCAGGTCAATGACCGGACGATCCGGGTGATCCTCCAGGACTTCCGGCGGTCGCTCGAGCAGCTCCAGTGGTCCGTCCTGATCCACCAATTCTGCCGTCCGATCTGGGCCGCGTGGTTCGATCGCGCGGTGCTCTCGGGGGCGCTCACCGTGCCGCCGGCCTACTTCCGGGATCCGGCGCCGTGGCGGGACGTGGAGTGGGCGACGGATCGGTGGCCGTACATCAACCCGGTGCAGGACGTCGAGGCCGACACCGCCGAAGTGCGGGCCGGGTTCGCGAGCCGGACCATGAAGGTCAAGGCCCGCGGTTACGACGTCGAGGACGTGGATCGCCAGCGCGCCGAGGATGCGGCCCGCGATGATCGGCTCGGTCTGGTCAGCGACTCCGACCCGCGCAAGACGAGCGCCGCCGGGCTCGCGCAGGCCCGGCCGGCCGGCCCGGAAGTGCCCGATCCGGCGCCGCCCGAATAACGTCCGGCGCGCCCGCGCGCCACCCCTGTCAAGCCCTTTCTCGTATCCCCCTCACCCGTCCCCCTCACCTGTCCCCCACGCCGTGGGGGCCGGCGAACCCGGCCCTACCATCGCTCGCGTGAGACGCACACGGTGGGTCCAACGGACGAGGGGACGCCGATGACGCTGCGATCGTGGTATCGGATCGCGAACGCGGCCGACGGGCAGAGCGCCGACCTCTGGGTCTACGACGAGATCGGCGCCTCGTTCTGGAACGACCAGGCCGTCACGGCGAAGCAGTTCCTCGCCGACCTCCAGGCGCTCCCCGACTCGGTGATGACGCTCCGGGTCCACGTCAACAGCCCGGGCGGGGATCCGTTCGATGCCACCGCCATCGCGAACGCCCTCCGGGCCCAGCGGGCCGAGAAGGGTCGGACCGTCGAGGTCTCGATCGAGGGACTCGCCGCGAGCGCGGCCTCGGTGCTCGCCATGGCCGGCGACCCGATCCGGATCGCCGACAACGCGCTCGTGATGGTCCACAACCCGGTCGGCCTGGCGCTCGGCCAGGCGAAGGATCTGCGCGCCATGGCCGAGGCCCTCGACCGGGTGCGCGACTCGATCGTGGCGACCTACCAGTGGGTGTCGCCGCTCGCCGCCGAGCAGATCCACGAGCTCATGGATGCCGAGACGTGGATGGGCGCCGAGGAGGCCGTCGCGAATGGATTCGCCCACGAGATCGTGCGGGGGGCCGCCGTGTCGGCCAGCTTCCGGCCCGACGTGCTCGCGCGGCTCGGCACGATCCCCGAGGCGTTTCGCCCGCGCGTCGAGGCGCTCGTCGTCAGGCCCGCGGTCGATCCGCCCGAGCCGACCGCGCCCGACCCGAAAGCCGTCATCGCTGCCTGCAAGGCGGCCGGGTTCCCTGAGCTGGCCGAGGATCTCCTGGGCCAGCCGATGGCGGCGATCACCGAGCGCCTCCAGCGGGAGACGGCGGCCCGGACGGCGGCCGAGGCCCGAGCCCGCGAGATCCGGGGGCTCTGTGCGGCGGCCCAGGCGCCGGCCCTGGCCGAGAGCTTGATCCGGAGCGCGATGAGTCCGGCCGACGTGAAGTCGCACCTCGTGATCGTGACCGCACTGCGCGACGGCGCGGAGATCCAGTCGCACCTGGAGCCCGACGGCGCGGGCGAGGCCCGGCGGCCGCGGTTGAACGTGCTCGAGGTCTACGAGGGCCTGCACGGCGCGAAAGGAGCCTGACGCCATGAAGCGGATCGCCCGCTGGTCCCTGCCGACGTTGCCGATCCTGGCCGTGCTCGCGGCCCTGCGCGCCCACGTGGATGTCGCCACCCGGCCGCTGTGGCGTCGGCTCCAGCGAGTGCGTGACGCGCGGGGGGCCGGGCTCGCGTGGCTCGACGCCTGGCGTATCGCCGGGATGCCGGCGATCGCCGGCGGGTCGGCACTCACCGAACCCCAGCATGCGGGCGAGTTCCTCCTGGCCGAGCGGAGCGTGAATCGCCGGGAGTCGATCACCGTGCTCTCGGGCCAGAATCTGGCGGCGGGGGCGGTGGTCGGCCGGGTGACCAAGGGCGTCGGCGGGGCTTCGGTGCCGACCGTCGTGGGCACCGGCAACGGCACGATGTCGGCCGTGTTCGCCGGTCCCGAGATCCAGAAGGGCAACTACGTCGTCAAGTGCATCGCGATCGCGGCGAACGGGGGCACCTTCTCGGTGACGAACCCGGCGGGCAGGGCGCTCCCGAACGCCGTCATGGCCGCCGGCAGCGTGACCTACCGCTCGCGCGAGATCAACTTCACGATCACCGACGGCTCGACCGACTTCGCGCTGAACGACACCTTCACGATCGTCGTGGGCACTACGGCCCCGACCGTGGTGGGGACCGGGAACGGCACGATCTCGGGCCTCTCGCTCGGGCCCGATGCCAAGACCGGGCACTACCGGGTCGAATGCATCGAGGCGATCACGAACGGCGGCGCCTTCAAGGTCGTGGGCCCGGACGGGGACGAGGTGGCGGTCGGATATATCGTCGCCGGCGCGGGCGGCACGCTCGTGCTCGCGAACCAGCGTCAGCTCAACCTGACGATCACCGACGGCTCGACCGACTTCGCGGTCGGAGACTACTTCAACGTTGCGGTGTTCAACGAGCTCAGCGGGAAGGTCGTGGCGTGGGACCCGACCACCTACGACGGCCGCGACGACGTCGCGGGGATCCTCTACGACGCCGTGGACGCTTCGGCTGGCGACCTGCCGGGGGTGCTCGTGAGCCGGGACGCCGAGGTGCGCAAGAGCGCACTCCAGTGGGCGGCCGCGATCACGGCGGCGCAGAAGGAGTCGGCCTACCGAGACCTCGCCGCGCGCGGGGTGATCGCCCTGTAGGGCGAGGAGGGAAGGGACCACCATGCCGAGCCTCGACGTCTTCAAGGCCGACGGGTTCAGCCTGCAGGAGCTCACCCACGCCTTCCTGAAGGCGAAGTACCAGCCGATGCGGCTGGCCGAGCTCGGGCTCTACAGCGACGAGCGCGGGATCGCGACGACCTCGGTCATGGTGGAGGAGAAGGCGGGGCAGCTCTCGCTGATCCAGACCTCGCCCCGCGGGGGGCCCGCGCCCGATCCGATCGGCTCGACCAAGCGGGTGGTGCGGAGCTTCGCGGTGCCGCACCTGGTCCGCGAGTCCACCGTGAACGCGGACGAGGTCCAGAACGTCCGCGCCTTCGGGTCGGAGACGGAGCTCCAGCTCGTCCAGGCGATCGTGAACGAGCGGCTGGCCGAGCTCCGGCAGATGCACGAGGTGACCCACGAGCGGCATCGCATGAGCGCGCTCCAGGGCGTGCTCCTGGACGCGGACGGGTCCACCCTCCTGAACCTCTTCACCGAGTTCGGGGTGAGCCAGCAGACCCAGGACTTCGCCTTCAGCACGTCGACGACCGACGTCCGGGGCGTGATCGTGGCGGCGAAGCGCCTGGCCGAGGCCGAGCTCGACGGCATCGTCGCGCAGTCATGGATCGGGCTCTGCGGGGCCAACTGGTTCGACGCGCTGGTGGCGCACGACAGCGTGAAGGCGGCGTTTCAGTACCAGCAGGGCCAGGTGCTCGGTCAGGACCTCCGGTACAGCGGGTTCACGTTCGGCGGAGTCGTGTGGGAGGAGTACCGCGGCACCGTCGTGAACCCGGGTGGCTCGTCCGTGGCGTTCCTCGATGCGGACGAAGCCTACCTGGTCCCCAAGACGTCGCCCTCGATCTTCATCCGGCGGAATGCGCCCGCCGACTTCATGGAGACAGTGAACACGCTGGGACTCCCCGTCTATGCGAAGCAGGCGCCCGACCCGAGCGGCTTCAACCGTTACGTGCAGCTCCACACGCAGTCGAACCCGCTCCACCTCTGTGTGCGGCCACGGGCGGTGATCAAGCTCACGAAGAGCTGATGCCGGCGGGGGGATGGCCGATCTTCGCCCCGACCTGGACGCGGCGCTCGCCGCCTTCGGAGTGACGGCCACCGTCACGCCGAGCGGTGGCGCGCCCGTCTCCACCACCGTCATCGATTGCGGGCGCCCGCCGGCGCCGGCGATCGGGTCGATCCACATGGCCCCGGCGGCCGCCGTCGAGCTGCGAAAGGTGCTCGCCATCGCGACGGCGGACGTCCCGGCGCTCCCGGTCGGCAGCACGGTCGAGGCGGCGCTGGACCATCGTGGGCTCCGAAGCTGGCGCGTGGATCGCGTGGACGACACCCGCCCGGACGAGTTCCGCGCGGTCGTGAGCTGACTCATGGCCGAGGCGATCGAGGTCCGGGTCGAGGGCGTCCAGCAGTTCCGGGATCGGCTCGCGGCCCTGGGGGCGAACGCGCCGCTGGCCGTCAGCCGCGCTCTGAACCGGACGATGGTCTCGATTCGGCGCAAGGTGATCCGGGCGCTCGCGCAGGAGGTCTCGATCCGGCAGGCCGACGTGGCGCCGGCGACGACGCTGCTGCGGTCGACAGCGCGAGGGATGACGGCGGTGATCCGGGTGTCCGGGCGACGGATTCCGCTGGTCGCCTTCGGGGCGCGCCAGACAGCCGCCGGCGTCACGTACCGGCTCTCGGCGGGCGGCCGCGGGCTCGTGCCGGGATCATTCCTGGCCACGATGGCGAGCGGTCACCGCGGCGTGTTCCGGCGTAAGGGCCGCACACGGCTGCCCATCCTGGAGCTCTTCGGGCCGTCGCTGCCGTACGTGACGATCCGCCGGCGCCTCTTCCAGGCCCAGCAGGCGGCGGGGGTGGCACTCCTCGAGCGCAATCTCCAGCACGAGATCGACTTCCTGCTCCAGCAGGGCCGGCCGGCCGTGACGGGCGATGCCGCCTGACCAGGAGCCACGCCGAGAGCGGGTGCTAGCCGCCGTGGCCGCGCGCCTCGGCACCATCCAGGCGGGTGCCGCGTACTGGGCCACGCCCGCCCTGGTGACGCGCGCCCTGCTCGGGGCTGACGCCTACCGAGCGGAGCTGGAGATCGGGCCGGTCTACGGCGTCATGCGGTCGATCGGCAGCCGCCTGGAGCCCGATGCGCAGGGCACCTACGAGGACACGTTCCGCTTCACGGTCGAGGCCTACGTCCGCGAGCGGAGCGGTGTGCTCGCCGGCACCTGGCTCGAGCGGGCGTGGGCGGACCAGCTCGCGTGCTTGCTCGGGGAGCGGACGCTCGGCGGACTGGTCTTGACGCTCCGGCCGGAGAGTACCGATACCGACGAGGGCGGTCTGGAGCCTGTCGCCTGGGTCAGCCAGACGTGGGCGGCCGTGATGCCCGCGACCTATGACTAGGAGGAGGTCGGCATGAGCCTGACGGGACGACTCTCCGTGAAGGCCAGTCTCCGCGAGGTGAAGGCACTCGACCTCGGGTCGGCCGAGTTCCCGCTGGAGAAGGCCTACGAGTGGGCGATCGCGAGTGGGGTGGCGGGGGGCCAGGCCGACCTGCTGTTCACCGACCAGCGGACGCTGGCCGCGTCGGCGTCCGAAGACCTCGACCTCGCGGGCGCGCTGCAGGGCGTCTACGGGGCCGCGATCGCGCTGGCGAAGGTCAAGGCCGTCATCATCAAGGCGGCCGACGGCAACACGAACGACGTCCAGGTCACGCGCCCGGCGGCGAACGGCGTGCCGGTCTTCCTGGCGGCGGGGGACGGCATCGCGCTCGGCCCAGGCGAAATCTTCGCGTGGTTCGCGCCGACAGGAGCGGGCAAGACGGTGACCGCCGGGACGGGCGATCTGCTGACGATCACGAACAGCGCGGGCGGCACGTCGGTGACATACGATGTGCTGATCCTCGGAACCAGCTCGTAGCGGTCGGGGCCAATGGCGTTCGCCGTGGTAGAGCCGGCGCGGGAGCCGGTCGGCGCGTCGTCTCGGGAGTTCCGGTGCACCGGCTGCGGGCGGCGCTTGCTCCAGTACGAGCCCGACGGGCTCGGGCCGATGGCGCGGATCTGGGTGCGGTGTCGCGACTGCAAGACCCTCAACGAGCTGCGGGGCGCAGACGTGCCGGCTCTCCTGCACGCGCTGTCGCACGGTAGGAGGTGACGATGGCCTCGAAGATCTTCGGGAAGGGCACGCTGCTCCAGGCGGGCGACCTCAGCACCGCGACCAATTTTCAGACCGTGCCGCAGTGCCGGGAGATCACCCTCGACGGCTTCTCGGCCGACCAGGTCGAGGTGACGAGCCACGACACGCCGAGCGGCTTCAAGGACAAGAAGCAGGGGCTCAAGGACTGGGGGACCGTCAGCACGGAGGTCATCTGGGATCCGGCGAACGCTGTCCACCAGCAGTGCTACGACGACATGGTCGCGGGCACCGAGCGGTACTGGCAGATCGTCTACCCCGACGTCGGCAACACCGTGTTCCAGTTCAAGGGCTTCGTCTCGCAGTTCGCACCGAAGGCCCCGATCGACAACGTGCTCACCGCGCAGCTGCAGGTCACGATCCTCGGCGACCCCCAGCCGACGCTGGGCTAACCACCGGCGGGGCCGCGCCCGAGGGCGGCCCCTGATGGCGCGACTGGCCCGCGCGGGCCGCCTGCGCCGAGAAAGGGTCCGTGATGGTCACCCTCGAGATGGGCGGGGCACCCCGGGAGATCCGGTTCGACTTCGACGCCGTGGAGGCGGCCGAGGCCGCGATCGGGCAGCCCTTTCGTGGTCTGATCCTCCAGCAGCGTGGCCTCACGATCGACCAGATCGTCCGCATCCTGTGGGCGGTGTGGAGCCGGCAGGACAAGACCCTGACGCTCGGCAAGGTGCGGGCCTGGGTCAAGCAGTTCGCGACGGCGGGCGGCACGCTCCTCCAGGCCGAGACGGCGATCCTGGATGCGGCGATCGAGTCGGAGCTGGTGTTGCCGAAGGCCGACGCCATCACGGAGGATGCGGACCGCCCTCCGATGGGGTCACCCCGGGATGGATCACCGAGCTGATCGCGGAGCTGGCCCCGCTCGCGGCCGAGCTGGCGCTGCGGCCATGGGAGTTCAGACGCTATACCCTCCGGGAGCTTCGGCGGGAGATCCGGGCTCACCGGCAGTGGCGAGCCGCCGATGAGGATCGCCAGGCGCAGCGGCTCGCGGTCACGATGCTCCCGCACGTCAAGGCCGGCACGGAGCTGGAGACCGTGATGCGCGCCATGCTGGGGCGCCGTCCGGGCACCGTGCCGGGCGAATCGCCGGAGCCGAGCCCCGCCGAGACGGCGGCGGCCGACGTGCGGTGGATGCGGTTCCTGCTCGGGAGCCCGGCCGATCACCGAGGCGGCGGGATGCCGGAGACGCGGGAGCGCAGTGATGGCGACCGCTGAGCTGATCGCCCGGCTCGACCTCGACGTCGCGCGGTTCACGAACGGCTCGAAGCAGGCCGAGCAGTCGATCAACCGGATCGGCCAGGCCGTCCAGCGGACACGCCAGACCTCGCCCATCCTCGATGCCCTCGGGCGTCAGATCCAGAGCAGCGGCCTGTTCGCGCGGCACGGGGCCGACGACTTCGTGCGCTGGGGCCGCGCGTGGGGCACCGCATCGACGCTCGTGAGCAACGGGCTCACGCCGGTCCGGGCGCGGGCCGACGCGGCGGCCGACGGGCTGAAGCGCGTGGCGCGCGAAGGGCTCCACGACCTGGCGAGCGACGTGCCGATCGTCGGGTCATCCCTACACGGGCTGATCCGGACCCTTGGGGGCTTCCCCCTGATCCTCGGCGGTATCACGGGGGCCGGTCTCGCGCTGATCAACTGGCTCCGCGAGACCCAGGAGCAATCGACCCGGACCCTCGCGAGCGTCACGAATCTCGCGGAAGGCATCCAGAGCCAGTTCCGAGAAGTGCAGTCGGCCGTCGAGGCGATCCGGGCCACGGCCCGCGGCGACATCCTCGGTGGCCTCGCCGGCACGCTCGCTGCCCAGCTCGAACGCATCCGACGCCAGCGCGAGGAGGCGACGCGCTCGCTCACCGCGGAGCGCGACGTGGCGCTCTCCCAGGTGGGCGGCCCAGGGACGATCGAGAGCCTCGTGGGCGCGATCCTCCCACCCTCGTTCCGCGATCGGCTGTTCGCGAGCAAGCGCGAGGGCATCGAGGGCGAGTTCAAGGCCAAGCAGGCCGACGTCGACATCAAGGCCGAGAATGAGCGTCGGCTCGCGATCGCGCAGAACCAGGCGCAGACCCTGCAGTTCGAGAAGGCCCAGCAGGCGGCGGTCCTGGAGACGGCGCGTGTCCGGACCGATGCCGTGCTGCAGGTCCGTCAGATCGAGGCGCAGGCGGCGCACGATCGCATCGGGGAGATCGAGGCCGGGCTGGGTCGCGCCCTCGCGGCCGCCGAGGCCGAGCGGCAGGCGAAGATCCAGGCGCTGGGTCCTGGGGTCCGTCCCGACGATGCCCGCGTGGCGGCGGCGAACGCGGAATCCGAGGCCAAGGTCACACTGGCGAAGGCCCAGGCCGCGGCGCAGCGCCGGAAGCTCGAGGAGGATCTGGCCACCGCCGAGATCGCGCTCCGCCAGGAGGTGACCCAGGCCGCGTTGGCGGCCAATGCCGAGGTCCTGGCGGCCGCGAACGCCCGCGCGGAGGCTGAGCGGCGGCTGGCCGGCGACACCGTGGGGGCCGAGCAGGCGGCGGCGCAGGGCCGCATCGCCGCCCAGCAGGCCGATCTGGACGCCTTCCGGCAGGCGCAAGCGGCCAAGCTCGAGGACTATAACCGGAGCCTCGATCTGCAATTCGGCAAGGCTGCGGAGATCGAGCAGCGCATCCAGCAGGCCCAAGACGAAGGGCGCGACGAGGAGGCCGCCAAGCTCCAGGCTCAGCTCGACCAGGTCAATCAGCTCCGCGAGCAGAAGACCCAGGCAGTCGGGGCCGCCGTCACGGCCAAAGAGCAGGCGACGGCTAACCAGATCGCGGCGATCCACCTGGAGGCCCAGGCGCGGATCGAGCAGGCCGTCGCCGAGCGGGCGGCGAAACAGGCCGACCTCGCGAATCGCGTCGCGTCAGCCGAGCAGGGGTTGGTCGATGCGCAAGCGCGGGCGCGGGATGCCGCGATCGACGGGGAAGCCGAGTTGCGGGCCGCGCGGTTGAAGGCCTCCGGCGACGCCGAGGGCGCCGAGCGGGTGTTGGCCCAGGCCCGGATCGATGGCATTGAGCGGGCATTGGCGGAAGAGGTGCAGCGCCACGAGACGACGATCGCGAACCTCCGGCGCGAGATCGAGGCCCAGCAGGTGGCGGCGCAGTCCTCCGATGTCCAGGCGCGCGCGGAGGCCGAGACAAAGATCTATGAGCTGACGGCCAAGATCGGCGAGGAAGAGGCGGCGATTTCGGAGGCCCGGGCACGTTCCTCGGTGGAGATCGAAAAACAGCGGATCGGCATGACGGAAGTGGTGAGTCTCGGCCAGCAGTTCGCGCAGCAGCAGGAGGCAGCGGCCCACGCCGTTACCCAGGCGATCCAGGCGCAGCAAGCGGCGTTGGCGAATCTCGCGGCTGTGGCGGGAGATGTGCAGCGTGGCTTCGGCGATCTTCAGTTTCAGCTCGCCGCCCTCAGCACCCAGGGCGAGTTCGGATTCGTCCAGGATCCCGAGCTGCGGCGGCAGATCGAGGAGCTCCGGAACCGCATCGTGCAGAGCACGGGATCTCTGCGGGACCTGGCGATCAAGCAGTACCAGGCGTTTCTGGACGCCCACAAGGACCAGCTCGACCAGGATCGTCTCGTCGCGTCGATCATGCAGGAGCGGCAGCAGCTCGACGAGCAGCGGAACCGGCTGCTGCAGCAGATTCGTGATCTGCAGCAGAAGTTCGCCGATGCTGCGCTCGCGGCGTTCCAGGCGGCTGCGGAGGCGACCGGCGCGGGTCTCGGCGTGCCATTCCGGACTCCCCAGCTCAACTTTGACTCGGGCGGGCTCGTGCCCGGCCTCGGATCGGCTGGGGTGCCGGCGATCGTGCATCCGGGCGAGCTGGTGATCCCGCGGGACACGGTCCAGGCCCTGATGCGACGCCGGGGCGACGGCCATGGCAGCTATGCGGTCGGTGGCATCGTCTCGTCCCAGCCAGTTCAGCCTCCGTCCGGAGGATCCCGAGGCCAGTCCGCGCCGATCATCGTGCAGCTGGTGGTCGACAAATCCGTTCTGGCTCGAGTCGTCGTGCCCGCAGTGCGGGACGAAAGCAAGCGGGGCCGCGTATGACGCGCGCGGCTCTGGCCCGTGATCTCTCCGGCCTCGATGCGTCCCTGGAGTCGATCCGCCAGGAGATCCGGCGCACCGAGCAGGCGCTGCGTGTCGTCCAGGTCACGCCCGAGCGCCGCGCGGCCAGCGAGCAGCAGCTCGAGATCGCCCGAGCCTATCTCCATCAGGCCGAAGGATTCGCGGATCAGGCATGGGCGTGCGCCGTGATGATCGTCCGCGGAGCCCATGCGTGAGCGCGCCGATCTTCTATGGCCCGAACCGGCTGCGGACCAGCACGGTATCGGCCGCGAGCACGGTATCGGGGCGTCCCATCACCCGGCTGTCCGATGGCTTCGCCCAGCCGCTCTGGGAGGGGACGGGCCCGATTGTGTGGGATCAAGGGGCGACGCCGCTCAGTTTCGATGCCGTGCTGGGCACGGCCGGCCACAACCTGGCGGGCGCGGTGCTGGTGGTCGAGACGGCAGCCGATGCGCTATTCACGAGTCCGACGATCCTGGGCACGCTCGGGATCTTCGATGCGGCCGCCTTCCGCATCTTCTGCAGCGGCACAGTGCTGCGCTATTCCCGCCTCCGCATCACCGGCGGCCCGGCGACCGTCCAACTCGCGGAGCTCTGGGCAGCCCCTGCCGTGGTCATGCCGCAGGCGCCATTGCTCGCGACGAGCGCGAATGATCGTCCGAACGTGGTGGGCCAGGAGACGGAAGCCGGCGGATGGGTGGGCTATATCCGGAGCGCAGCCCGGTGGGAAGCCGAGTGGGTGATCCCGATGATCACGCGCGATCAGCGCGATGTCTGGCGAGACTTCTATCGCGCGATTGGCGGCGATGGCCCGCCATTCTTTCTCTATGACGACGAGGCGACGCTGCGCTGGGTGCAGTGCCTCAGCGCCAAATGGACCGGGATGCTGCCTCAGCAGTACGAGCTGACGGTGCAGCTTCGAGAGGTGCTCTCATGACACGCATTCTGGTCTTGATCGTCATCCTGGCTCTGGCGGTCCCCGCCGTCGCCCAGCACGATGCACTCAAGGCGGGCGAGTCCTTCTCCATCAAGGTCATTCGTCCGGGCGGCGAGACCCAGGAGCTCTCCGTGGCCGTCACGCCGAGGGGCAAGATTGGCGTGATCCGCCCGCCGAGCCTCAAGCCCACGAAGCTCCAGCGCCCCATCGTGGCGGCGCTCGCGTTCCTGGTGCGGTGGGGGAAGGGCCAGATGACGATACCGCCGGGCAAGCACGGAAAGTTCGACCCGGCCACGCCGGTGACGATTCGTGGGCAGCACTATACCGCTGGCGGCGTGAAGGTCGTCCTGCCCATCGTGGGGCTCGAGATGATTTCCGGCCAATCGGCGGTTCTCGTGCGTCGCATCCGGCTGATCCCAATCGATCAGAGTCCGGTCTATCAGGGGGCGGCCCGGCTGCACTACGCGACCGCCGCCGATGGGTGGGTGACCATCACTGGCGTCGAGGCGCCGTAGGGGGGAGCGGGTCATGCGAGCGAGAGAGATCACCACGACGGGTTGGAAGCGATGCGCCACCGCGTTCCTGATCGGGATCCTCATCGGTCCGCCGCTGGCCATGGCGACGGCCGGCGTGAGCCCCGGTCGACTCTACCGCGTCATCATGGGCGAGCCCGCCGGGATCGGCGGCTACCTGACCGCCATCGGCTTCCATCCGACGGTCGCGCGCGGCTGCGAGGCCCCGGACGCCCGGATCGCGGCCCTGGCGCACACGAGGGACGCCAAGGACGTGCTGGCCTGGCTGGGGGCCCGGGCGGCCTACGCGGCCGATCCCTGCCAGGTGATCGCGATCCGGCGGAACCACAACCTGATCGTGAATGCCGGCGAGACGGCGCTCCGGGATTGCTTCAATGCCAACGCCGGATCGGCCTGCACGGCCACGGTCGCGACCTGGAAGTACCACGGCTCCGGATCCAGTAACACCGCGGCCGCGGAGACGGACACCGGGTG